CAATTAAAAATATAGCATTTTCTCCAATGTATAAAGATAATGCTAAGAGTTGCATAACAATTTCTACCGAAAGTGAATGGACAGTTCAGCATAGAATAGAAGATTGCAAAATTGAATCCTATGATATAGGTATTGAATTTCTTCCGACAATGGGAACTGCTTTAAATGTATTTAATTCAATCCATATTAATAGTTGTAAAATTGGAGTAAAGAATGTAAATCAAGTTATTGGAGATACTTCATATTCAAACCAATTTAACAACTGTTCTTTCTGGAATTGCAATAAATCTCTTTATATCGGTAATGGCTTATATGAATTTATTTCATGTGGCTTGCAAATTCAAAATGTGTCAGCATTTGAATTTGTTCCTTTATGTAATGCTCATTTTACAAGCTGCCATATTGAATGTGACTCAGCGCTAGATAATAATGGTAGTGTCATTATTGCATCGGGCGCCAAAAATATCACATTTAGCAGTTGTGAATTTATTGGACATAAAAATGCAGAAGCTAATATTGGTTGGTTTTATACCGACAATAGTTCAAACATTTCATTATGTAATTGTGATATATCTTATTATAATACAGACAGCATTTTTCCTTTAGTCAATAAAAACAATACGGAACTATCTGATTTGAATGCTGGATTGATTAATATTACTAATTGTTTATATAGAAAATCGAAAAAGAAAACTTATATTCTTGAAAATATACCTCTGAATTTGTTGCATTTAATTAGGATAGATAATGTGATATACCAATCTATATCCAATATTACATCCTATATTATACATCGTAGATTTTCTAAAATTCCATCAATTATTGGTGTTATTGATCCAACAACATACGAATTTATAAAGTATGGCTTATATGATGGTAATCATTATATAGACTTAGACCATTCGACAGGAAAACTGAAAATAGCATATCACAATGGTTCTTATCCACAAGCTGCAAACTTAAATGAATGGACATCATTACAGAGTAGCGGAAAAGTCGCAGATGGTGTACTTCTTATAGATGGTAACAAAAAACTTATAATATCTCCAACTCAAGATTATAATGCGATAATATGGGCATCATCTAATAAAGATGGAGGAACCATTAAATCAAATAGAATTGATGCTGTAAATGATAATGACGGATATTCTAACACAGCATCTATAAATGCTGCATATAATGGAGAGACAACAGCAGCTAGTATCTGTTTAAAATATTCAAATGGGTCTATAGGAGCTGGTGATTGGTGGTTGCCATCTTTTGGAGAAATGCTTTTAATATCAGCTTATGTAAAAGATATAAATTATGCACTTTCATTAATTAAAGATTCTGACCTGATTTCAGAAAACAGTATTTATTGGACATCTACGGAAGCTAGTGAAAGTACTGCTTATGCTTTACGACCTAGTGATTTATATTCAGAAAATAAAGGTTTTAGTAAATCAGTGAAAGTTCCAGTAGTAAGAGCAATTACATCTTTAATCTAGTTGATTCTTTCATAGGTGATTTTTTGTGAATAGATTATAATATTAAAGCTATGTCAGTTCAAACACCTGAATGAAATCTTCCTGGACTAGAGTATTGAAATTTCTTTTAGGTGTATCGTCAATTTATGGATGCCACTTGACGTAAAGAGCACTCTAAGCCGATGACTTCATAAATAAAGAAGAAGGGTGAATCTTTCGATTCACCCTTTTCTTATGCAGCAAGCCTGCACCAATCCACCCAGCAAGTAGCAAGCCTCCTCACCATACATATTTATCAAGAACTGTTCAGAAACATGCTGAACCACATGTAGCATTTCGTGGCTGAGGCTGTTCATATATTCTGCTTTAGAAGTGGTCCATCCGATTACTACCACCGTTTTTCTTATATCAACATTGGAATAGGTTATCCCTTTGTTTGGTTCACCTTCGAGCACGAGATTACAGGCATCTTCGAGAGGAATGCCGCTGCATCCCAAATCCCGAAGACACCTTCTTACCTTCATGGCATCCTTAGAATGAACATCATACATCACATGTACGGTCCAGTCATACCTATCTATGTAAATCTCCTGCTCTGTCATATTTTACAAAATGTCTTCCCAAGGAATGCCCACACCATTAAATGATGTGTCTGCATAGAATCGGTTGAATATGAATCCGTCCTGCTGATCCTCATCATCCACGTAGTCCTTGATGAACTGAGCCATCTGCTTCTCATCAGTGATAGACGAACCGTAGAAATCAGCCAGGCACATGTGTGCGATGTAAACCGAATCATAGCCTACATTATTCTCCAGCACGATATTGTTCTTCTTCAATATTTCCTCAATGTCCTCCTTGCTCATCATTCGGATAGGCTTACCGTTCTTCCGCATCTGCTTAACTGCCCACTCACACATCTTCTTATTGAAGTGCCAACCGTTGTATCTCAGGTAAGCCTTCATTTCCTCAGGCTGGTAATCGTAGGCGTTCAAAGGTTGTCTGTATTTTCTTTCCATAATCTCAATCAATTTAAGAAAGGGGTATGCCCACTTTTGAGCACACCCCAAACTAGTTAGTAATCTTCTCCGTAATCACTTCTGTAATCACGTCCACGGTCTTCACGTTGGCGCATGTCGTCGTATTCCTCATGATCTCGCATACCACTTCTACCTCCACGACCTCTATAATCGGGCATGCGGTTGCGCTCACCGTATCGGTCACGTCTGCCTTCACGCTTCATTTCATCAAGGCAGCTCATAGCCTTGCCAAAGTAGCGCAAGCCCTTCTCCACGTTCTCATACAAGCCATCAAACTTGTCTTCTGTAATCTCAATCATTACCATAATATCATAAGATTTTAAAAGTGAATAGATAGGGTAGGAGATTACTTGTTTGCAAACTGTTCGAGCAATCCCATCATCTTGTCGAGCTTGCCCTCCATGCCGGAAACCTTACCTTCCAGCTTGGAAATCTTCTCAGCCTGTTCCTTCTCCTTGGCTATCTGGGGGTTGAGCTGCAGTAGCATTCCCTCACAAGATTTAACGACTCTCTCATGGTAATCTACGCTCTCTAATATCGCCTTGGATTGTCTCAGCATCGCATCGACCTCCGCACTCATGGCTTCCTTGTTGTCGCTCACCACAAGGTTCTTGTCGTTTGCTATCTGTCCGTTAGCAGGTAGCTGCTTGAAATCCACTTCCTCGTCATTGATCTTCACCTTCACATCAACCACAGTTTCCATAGGCTGAGGCGTGAAGCCATTATTGAAGGTAGGGTATTTCGTCTGAGGGTTGCTCACCGAAACAACCTGACCAATTTGCAAGTTCGGTTTTTCGCCCTTGTCGAGCACATAGAATAAAGAATTTGTTCTTAAACCTTGAAACATAATGTAATCTCCTATTATCTATTCTGTTTGTTAAACAATACCCGTCATCAGCTGAAGGGTGTTAGTGTCTCTCTCAAACCAGAGCTGAACCACTCCGGTTCCCGGCACGTCTGCAACCGTTAATGCCTCACCATTGAATTTGGTTACGGCTTGGGTTACGCCGTTTGTCTCGAAAAGGATAGGCAGCGTACCAGTCGTTCCAGTCGGAATAGCCTGCATCAGATTCACGAAAATCGTACCTCTGTAGTTGGCATTCACGAAGGCGTGGTTTTTAAAGGTGAACACCACATCGGCAGTATTCACCTTCACGCCAGTAGAAGCGATAGCCGCCGAACCGTTACGATTCACCCAAGTAAAAGGTCTTAACCATAACATAGCAGCCTCCTTTCTTTAACCCCAGAATCCTGCACCGTTAGCAGCATTCAAACCATACAAACCTGCTTGATAGGCCACGCAGTTAGGAACCGCTGTAAAGGGGCTGTAAGGAGTGGTCACAGTCTCAGGCAACTTGCACTTGATGCTAGCCACCTCGTTCTGCAAGCCAGCCAATACCGCATTAATAGGTGCTACAGCCTGACCCACGATTTGTGAAGTCATTGCGGAAGCCTTGAAGGTACTGTTCTCATCACGCAGAGCATCAATCTTATTCTGCATTTCGCGCATCTCAGCCTGCTTCTGACCGTCAACGATGGTCTGAGTACTCTCCTTGATGGCGTTATGCAAATCGCAAGTCTGGCGCTGGGTTTCGTAAGCTACGTTAGAGAAGCCACGCTCCTGACCTACTGCCACGTTATTGATGGCATTCTGTAGAGTGCCAGTCTGCTGACAGATAGCCAATCGGTTCTCACAGCAGCAGTTTGCAATCTGCTGAGCAATCTGCATGTTACCCTGCTGCAAAGCATTGATGGTCTGCATGCCACTCATACCTACCTGATTACCTACACTCTGAACCTGAGAAGTCAAAGCAGAAATGGCATTCTGAATCTGACCTTCGGTACAGTTGAGCTGAGTAGCCAAATTGCTGAGTGCATTACGATTGCCACCGATGGCATCCATCAAGAGGGCACGACCATTGTCGTTGTTAATCTCGTTAGCAAGACCGCCACGACCGTTATTGCCGAAGCCACCCCAGCCATTGCCACCCCAACCCATAAGGAAGAAGAGGAAGATAACCCACATGAACCAACCGCCTTCACCGCCGAAGCCATTGTTGCCCTTCATGGCGAGAAGCACATTTGGATCTACACACTGCTTCTGGAGCAGAGGAGCAAGAAGTCCAAGCATACCGTTTGAACCTCCGTTTTGGTTTTCACCAAAGATGTATGTCTTAGATTCTGACATAATAAAATAGTTTATTCGTTTCGTTCACTATTGAACTTGGTGCAAAGTTACGAAGAAGATGATGCTCTGCCTAACTATGCTCAAAATAAAATTTTCTCCCTCCAAACCACTGTTCCTCAGCATTTTATGCTGAGTCACCTTCTGCTCATTTATTTAGCAAAAGTCTAAACTATACAGAAATCACCACGAACCCGATACAACCTATCAATATTTTCCGTACTTTTGCAGAAAATAACGCTTAACTATAAAAGATTATGAAGAAATTAGTAGTATTGTTTTTCGCTATAGCTCTAACATATTGTGGTTATAAGAAAAGCATAGGGGATAAAGTATATATTCAATTTGTAGGTTCAAGCGGTCCAAGAATAACGGTTGCTCATTCAAGACCAGATTGTCCCGATATTGATTCATATAAGGAAGTATCATTAAAGGATTGTTATGCCATGACCGTTTGTGCAAAATGCGTAAAAGAGGAGGATGCACATAAAATATTAAAGGAGTGAGCCTTGCGCCCACTCCTTTTTTATATTATTCCAATCTATCCAGTTCATCCACCGCATCCATCATGATCCTGTCAATATTCTGGTTGGCGAAGTTAATAGATTCGGTATCGCTAGCCTTGTCCCTCATTTTCTTCCATCGCTTCATCTGCTTCTCTGCCAGTTCGATGATTCTAACCTTGGCAGCCTCCTTTGAGTTTTGGAAGTGGAAATACTCACCGATATTTGTGATTCTCTTATCAATCGGAACGTTCTTCGATTTCAGGCGGTCCACGTTGGCCATGGTCTTCTCCATTTCGTCCTTGTAGTTATACCACTTGCTCTTAGTTCGCTGCAAGCTGCTCTGCTCACTAGGCGTATAAAGAAGAGAGCGAAGGAAAGGAATATCCTTGGTTTCCGTGTCGCTTCCGTGCTTAATAACACCGATAGCACGCTCAGTAAAGGTAGCAGCTCCACCGCCAAGGCCACCGATGTAATGATTTAGCATACTAGGGTTCGTTACCATATCCAGGAAACTATTACCCAGCATATCTTCATTACCCTTGGCTACATCGTTAGTCTGTGCATTCACCCATTTATTCACAGCCAGATAACCGTCAGGCACACCCTTGTAGGCTCTCTGCCAAGCAGGTGAATTTTCATTCCAGTCACCACGTCTTTCAATAGGCGCGCCCTTCCAGTCGGTATTTAACTCCCATTCCACGAAAGGAGATAGGGCAGAAGGAGAGAAAGCCTTGATCGTCTCGTTCAAAGGCTCCTTTCCAGCCGAAGAATTACCGAGATAGTCCATCACCGGCACAAGCTGCGACATACAGCCCACGGCATCTAAGTAAGGATTCTTCTGTCCGCTCACGTTAGGCGAGAAGGTCAATCCAGCCGCCAAGTCACCCAAACCATAGAAGGCTCTCAACTCGATGGCAAGCGGAATCGTCACGAACTCGCCACCGCCCTTGTAGATGCAGAGATTGTTTCTTCTGATATAATCAGGCAACTCGCCGTATGGGTCCTTCACTCCCTTTCTGTCCTTCTCGTCCTCACTCGCAATCAGCACATTATTACCAAGTGCAGCCAACGCACCGAGGGCAAAAGGAATGGCAAGCATATTGATAGAAGTACCCACAGGATGATTCTTCAAGTTCTTCACCAGCAGATTAGTACTCTGGATACCGGCATTAAAGAACATAGAACAATGTCTGAGATAGCTAGCAGAAAAACCATAAGCCCATCTTCTCTTCTCCTCTGCCCAGCTCATTTCTCCGTTCTTGAAACTCTTGATGGCATCACCGCTTCCATGGCGATTGAAGTTGGTAGATACCTCCTTCGCATCATAGACCGAACGGATGATAGAGCGGTTACTGTCTCGACTTGCACAATAGGTGGCGAATCGGGCGATATTCTCAGCCACCTCGTTGATGTTCGCCAGATTTCCGAAGAAGAAGTCACGAAGGGCAGCACCGCCCTTGTCAATCTTGCTTCTTTCGCTCTTCACATTTTTTTTGTACTCCTTGGTCCAATCCTTCATGTTCTTGATCTGAACCCAACCGGTTTCGCCGCCGTTCTCCATGAACTCCTTAAAATATCTCTGTATCTTATCAGAAGTATCAAGTGTTCCGTTACGATACTTAGCAAATAAGCCCAAGCCAGTAGTTCCGCTCAAATCCTTGAAGCTGATATTCGATGCGCCCTTATACAAGCCCAACTGCGCATAGTACTTCGCCCAGAGCGCACCATATCTTGCACCCTCCTTAGAAGTAACGTTGCTCGATGCAAACTCCGCATCACGAATGATGTTTCGCATCACGAACTCAGGGTTATAAGATGTACACAACTGCGCCATCATTCTTGAAATAGAACTCAATGGTTTCATGATACCCTTTGCGCCCGAGTTCTCCAGCAATCCATTCAACGCCTGCGCTGCTCTAGGATTTCCGTTGATAATAAAGGTATGGGTCCTACCGGCAATCTTCACATCTACGATATGCTGCGATTTGTTCTCCGCTCTTTGGAACTTATAGCCGATTCTTCCTCTTCGATACACCTTTGTCGCCAAACCCTTTGATTCCAAATCCTTCATTTCCATATTGAAGTCTGCTACTATCTGATTTATTTCATCAGCCGTAGCGTCCTCTGGAATGTCTGGGTAACGCTCCACTGTGGTGTGAGTGATAGGGTCATCGGCGTACCAAACCCTAGTCTCCGTCACAAGATTATTGTTCGAGTTGTTTCTTACGAATCTTGCAAATGCCTGACGGATAGCATTCATACCACCGTTTTTGATGGCTCTGTTACCCATCGCACCAATCTGCGCCAGTACGTTTGTTTCGCTCAGATACTTGTGTCCTCTCGCTCTCATGATCGTGCTTCCGATGTAGCTATTCGGGTCGCCCTGCTCAGTAATGTAGCCATAAGTATCTTCTGCAGTAGCCTCATCATACTTTCTCAAAGGCACATACCAGTTGAACATATCAGATACATGACCGTAAAGTTCTCTGCTGATAAGACCATTCTTGTAGTCAGTATCAATAGAATACTGGGTAGCAGCCTTCACCTTATCCCAATAGTCCTTAACAGACCCCTTCTTGATACTCTCCATCTTAGCTTCCGAATCCATCACGCTAGCGATAGCCTCAGCATCATCGTAAGGATCAGAAGATTTAGCCACTTCCTGTATAGCGTGAATACCCGAATAGTCATGTTCGCCAGCATCAAACTTATTGTCACTATCTACGTAGGTACGGATGAAATCGTCCATGCGCTCATAATAAGTCTTCAAGTCGATGTCTCCACGCTCCAATTTCTCGTCAATGGTAGCTTTCTCGTTGTTCCAATCGAACTCAATAGTATCAGCTAACTTCTTGGTCTTCTCGTTCATGCGCATATACATCAAGGCATCACGCACATACAAGATACGGTTTCTCTCCAAACCATGCTTGGTAATCATGTAGAGATTGAAGTTTCTTATCTTCTCATCGTCCTTTTTTCCATCGAAAGCATCAAGAACGTCAGCCATCGCCTTGTCAAGAGGCTTCATCACGTTACGCTCAAACATCTGAGCCGCATCACTCATCGCACCCTGCATGGTGTTCTGCAGCATATAAGGATTCTCCGAAGAAGCAATATCCTCAATCTTCTTGTCAGGCACAATCGCATTCATCAACTTCTTCAACGAAAGCATATTGTCCATATAACTCTCGGTGAACATATAGCCGTGCTCGTCAAGTGAACGGTGGTATCTGTCAAGTTCCGTACCGGCAGATGGGGTAGTGCGGAAGTGAATCTCACCATCTGTAGCCTCGTTCCACTCAGCCTTGGTAAGATTATCCATACTTCTAACCTTTCCGTCATTTCCGTAGAACATACCATCATGTGCCACCACAGCAGGCATACGCTCATGGTCGAGACGGTATTTCACCGCCTCGGCTCTAAGCTTCCAATAAGGGTCATTCGGATTCTTCTGCAAGTTCTTGCTCAACCAGAGCAGATACTTCACATCTTTAGTATTAGGGGCAATACGATAACCGATTTCATGAAGGAAATCAGATACCTTATTCTTGATGCCATTCCAGAAGCCCGGTTCTCCCTTGCCATCCTCGGCGAGTCGGGCGATACCTTCCTCAATGGCATCATAGATATTCAGAGGATTGAACTTTCTCTCCTCATCCACCAGCTTCTTCAAAGCCGCATTCTCAGGCTTATCCAAGTCATACCACACTTCACGAAGGAACTTATCGAATCGTTCATCACCAAACAACTCTCTCATGCCCTTGTGCCCAACTACCTCATGCCAGATAGTCTTCTCGGCAGTATATCTATCGTGGATATTAGGCATGTAAAGATGCACCTCGCCAGTCTTCTCGTCATACCAACCGGTTATCTTTCTGCCATCCTCAATAGCAGCCTTCGCTGCCTTATTGGTGATTTCATCAACCGATGAAACCATGTTCACCTTTGCACCAGTCTTCTGAGCCACCTTTTCTACATGATTTTCAACCGATGAAGTAGGGTAGTTGCTTTCGCCGTTATCTGTGCGGAACTTGGTGCCGCCATTCTTGCCCCATTCCTTGTAGGCATCCTTTGTCATTTTTACGTTTACGAACTTAGCCTGAGGAAACTCCTGTTCCAGTTCAGCCATCTGATTCAAGAACTTCTCCTTGGTTTCAGGAGCCTGTCTTCCCGATTCAACGGTAGTGATAGGAACGCCCAGCTTAGCCAACTCCCTAACCTGATTAGGAGTAACCACATTCCAAGGAATAGCCAAGCCTGTGCCCTTCAACTGCTCAGCGATACTCTCAGCAACCTCAGAATCAGGAACCACTCTCACAGCCTTTCTCCAGCGTGAAAGCATCACCTGTCTCTGTCTGTCCTTCGGCAGAAGACTGTTCACGGAACCAGAGTGCCATGGCACAAGACCAACAGCATCCTTAGCACCCTCGGCATGATAGCCGCTAGTCTTCTCGCTTTCTGGAATCTCCCATTCCACAACTTTGATGTTACCTCTAGCGTAAGCACCGGTAAACTGATCGTTCATCATAGAAGTGGAAGTGTGCATGTAAGGGTTATAAGCCGCTGGCACTGGTCCTTCACCTGCCCCAGGGTTCTTATCGGTCTTCACAAGTTGGAACTTGCCGTTCTTCACAAGGTCAGGTCGCTCGTCTGCGCCCATCCAAGCACCTATCTCTGTAGCATCAGTACGCTTTCCGTCAATGATAGCAGCCATAGGGGAGTAGAGCTTACCATCCACCTCCTGCATTCCGCTATACATTCTGAAAGTCTTCTCATTGTTGAGGCGGTCCAGCTCGTCTTTATCTGTGACCTTATATGAGAATCCGTCCTGTTCAATCTCGTTCATGGAAATATCATCAATGGTTTCATTGAAATCATCCATGATGTCGTTGATAGCCTTGTCCATCTTATCCTTGTCAGAAACCTCAAACAGTTTCTTGATGGCATCCTTCACTCTCTGCAAGATAGAGCGATCACCCCTTCTTGCAAATTCGTGTGCTGCATTCATAACTCTATCCCAGATAGACAAGTCCATCGCCTTTCTCTGTCTAGAATCTGCCATCTGAGCAGTCAACTCGTAAGCATCAGTCAGACCGTAAGGCTCTTCTTTGAAGCGTTCCTTATCGTCCTTAACCTTGTCATAGATTTCGAGGATAGTCTTAACGCCCTCTATCTGCTTAGGAGTTAGCACGCCCTCAGCCTTACCTTTCTTAACGAGATTGATAGCACCCATTGTAGCCTCATGAATCATTTCATGCAGAATAACAGTAGGTGCGGCGTAGTCTGGAGCCTTGGTTTTTGTCAGACCATCAATATACAAATCAATGTTTCTATAGATGTCTGCTGCACCAGATCTCTTTTTGGAACTCTCTTCGCTAACCTTGAATGTAACGCCGAGACGTTTGTTTATATCGAGAACTCTCTGGAAGAGTTCAGCCTTTGCTTTATCTCTATTTGTTTCTTTAAATATTCGTTCAGCGGCTTCAAGTGTGAACGTTCCTCCTGAGTGCAATCCCCAAGTCTCTCTGAGATTCTTTGCTCTAGCGTCTCTATAGGCAAGTTCTCTGTCAGCGACGGCGAGAATGGTCTTATAATATTGGAGTAGATAAGAGCCTCTATTTCCCTTACTGTCCTGATTACCACCATTACGTCCTCCGGTGGACAATCCTGATAACTTTTCGACTTTTCTTTCATAATCATTCTTGTAATATTCTATAACGCTTCTGCCAAGATTAGAAAATTCATCAACAGCATAGTCTGCATCATTAATAAGTCTAGACTTATCTCTGTCTTCTGCATGTTCTACAATGTCTTCAATGGCAGAATCAAACTTCTTTTCAATCTGCGAAGATACGTTTTTATCTACATCTTCCGGAATGATTCTACTATTCTTAACATCTTTTGTATCTGTTTTAGAATACTGAAAGCCTCGGTCCTCACGGAAGTGAGTACCTTCATCCTCAGAAGTATTGCGCTCCTCCTGCACCTTCACGCCCATCTTAGACAGGCGGTCAAGTACTGGCTTCAACTGCTCAGGCTTAAACTCTGCAAGCATATTGTTGCCTCTAGTCTCGAAGTTGTTGCCATTAACCAGTTTAAGCAAATCTTCATCCATGAAGTACTTGCCTCCCTTCGCCTTGCTCTTTGGTACACGAAGCTCGTAGAAGTTACCACGATTGTTGTCTATGCGCTTCACATTTACTTCACCATCCGATGAAGTAACCTCGTCAATACCGCCATGCCATGATGAAAGCTCAAACTTCTCAGTTACGCTATTGATAGGCGCATCTGTAGTCAATACCTTAGGGTCGAATCGGTCCGGCATCAAGATACCAGTCTTCACCTCGCCAGTATCAGTTGTATATTTCACCAGCTGACCGCCCAAGCCCTGATCCTTGCTGTCAACCAAAGCCTGCATCAGATTACCTGTCACGATATAACCATTCTTGCGGCTCTCATTGCTAGTCAGTCTATCCCAGTTATCAAAGTTTTGGTTCAATACTCTTAGATGGCTGTCTCCCATACCGGCAGCCTGCTTGGTCATGCGGTCGATAGAACCGATAATATCCACCTTGTTTTCACCAGAACCAACCTTGCCGGCAATAGGGAAAGTAATCTTTCTTCTGCCATCCAAGGTTGCGAAGGAAACAGAAGAGGCGTTAGGCGAGTAGTTATCGGTAATCTTGATGTCAATAAGTCTACCGTAACTGTTGCCGAATCCGCTCAACTCGTTTGGATTGTTCATATCCATAGGCAGAACGAAAGCGCCGTTAGTATCGAATGTATCAAGCACTCGCTCAAACATTTCAGCCTTGGCTTTCAGGTTCTTCTCCACATCTTTCAGCTTATCTTTCTCCTGCTTGTAGATGTTTTCATACTGATAGCCAGCCATCTTCTCAATCTGCTCATCGCTCATGCCAGAATCCTTCTGACCTTTCTTAGCATCCTTGATATACTTCTCCTTCGCCTTGGTTGCAGCCTTCACGGAACGCTCCTCATACTTCTGAGTCTCGTCCGCAATCTTCTGGTCGAAGTACTCCTTCACGGCAGCCTTCTTCTCGGTCTTATATTCATCCCAAGTCTTACCACCAGTCAAGCCTTCCTGAGAAGCCTTCACCTCAGAAGCCTTCATTGGTTTCTTCAAGATGGCCATGTTCACCTTTTCTATATAGGTGTTGTCTGCAAAAGCGTTATCGCCGCCCGGCTCTGCACCCTGCTTCCAAACTTCCTTGTGGAGAGTCTTAGCCTTCAAAGGAAGCTCGGTAATCTCCAAATCATTCTCGCCCATTTCGTTGAGTCGCTGAATCTCGTTGGCATAAAGCTCGCCAATCTCCTGCAACATCTTCTCCTGCTCAGAAACTCTCAACAGAGCCATACGCCCAAGCAACTTGCTTGCATCGGCACCAGCTTCGCCATCGCCAACACCGCTACCGCTTGCAACAAGAGTCTGTGGGTCGATTCTAGACAAATCATCACCATGAGCCTTCTCCCATCCGAATGGATCAGCCATGCGAGCATAAAGGTCAAGATGTTCTGCCATGTATTCCTTAACCACCTTATCACCATATTTATTGGTAATATCGGCAACTTCCATTTCGTTGAACTTACTCTTCTGAGAAGAAGTAGTGTTGGCATCAAGTGACTTCAATTTAGCCTTAAACATCATCAGCAGTCGCTGCTCGGCAGGTATAAGGGAAACCACATACTCGTATGCGCCTCTAGCCACCTGACCGGTTCGGTCGATACGTCCACGCATCTGAACCTCATCGTTTACGTCAAGCTGCTGCTGTGCTACAATCATCACACGCTTCTTCTGATCCTTATACTTGCTCGAAGCATGAAGGGAAATACCGGTTGCTGCACTCTTATTCAGAATAAGCGCATCAATCTTACCATCGTTAAAGTCGCGTGCAAGTTTCTTCTTGTCGGTATCAGCACGCTTCACCTTGGTAACTGTTCCGTTGTCGTTATAAACAAACTCGGTCTGTCTTCCGGTCAGCTCGCCTACCTTATAGCCTGCCTTCTGTAACTCGTTCTTGATAACATCAATAGGGGAGAGTGAAAGACCGGTACTTGTCTGCTCAATCTTCTTTTCCAGTTCGTGATAAGCATCAACTGCCTCATCACCCAAATCAGAAAGCTTGATGTAGCCGCTTTCGCTATTATCCTTTGCGTCCTTCTGAGTATAGCGAAGTGTACCCTCCAGACCCTTCTTCAAAGATGTACCCAAGTCTGGTGCGTCCATTTCCTCACCAAGCGCAAGGTTGCCAGTCTGAGATTCGTTGGTATTGTTTAACGCAATCACAGGCTTCATGCCATGCTTCAAATAGTCGATGGCACGTTCTGCAGCAGACTTCGCTTTCAGAGAGAGAAGAACCTGCTGAACGGTATTGAACGCCTTGCTTGCAAATGGCTGATTCTTGATACCTAGGGCAGCCGTTCCCTTCTTGATTCCAATACTAGCCTGTATTTCAGCCAGCTCGTCGTTGCGCTTGTCAACGTAATCGGTAACATATTTCTTTTGGAAATTGATAATATCATTAAACAATCCGATGATACTATCATACTGCTCTCGCTGCTCCTGTACTCGCTCAGGATCATCAATCGCCTTCCAGTCAATGGTTACGCCAGTCATATCTCGCTCACGGCGAATCATCTGACCGCATTGCGTCAAGGTCTGGCTCATAATCTCCTGCAAGGTTGCACCACCACGCTTCACCGCATCAATCAAGTCGGATGATTTCATACCGCCCTCGTTCATAGCAGTACGCAAAGCGTAGATAGGCATGTTGTCTGGTCTCTTGGCAAAGGTAGCCGAGAAGAAGGTAACGTTCTTTGCCTTCTGAATAATGTGTTGGAAATAGTTGCCCTGACCGCTATTGCCACCAGCCGTGTGGCTTTCGTCAAGTATAAGATAGGCGTTGCCCATCAGTTTTTCAATAGCATCACGTCTTCTTTGTCCGCTAAGAGCAGCAGCGCCGAATGTCTTACCCTTCGCAAGTTTCTTCTCTTTTCGGTCGCCATTCTCGTCAAACTCGTAGACTCCGTTGCTTACTTGGCTATAGGTAGTCAGCACGTAGTCGTATTCGTCTGGCAGTTTGCCGTTCTTTTCGATGTAATCAAGCACTCGCTTCACCTCGCTCTTCGATGGCAAAGCAAATACAACTTTTCCGTCTGAGTCGGTAATGGCAGCTTCCTTGGCACTACCGAATACAAATGGTCTTAGGTCTGGGCTTCCAATATCCACCAAGTCACGGTAAACATCGCTCAGCAATCCTGCTGTCTTGGTGAAATATACAGGAACCTGACCCTGCTTCTTGGCGTATCTGATAAGCGAAGCAGCCTGTCTTCCCTTACCGATACCGGTCATATCTCCAATAATGAAGGCGTTGCCCTTCTTTGCCTGCTGCAAGGCAAGGGCTACAGAGTCAACCTGCTCTGCGGCAAGATGAGAATACAAATCATCCTTATCATTATAGCCCAGTTCATCAACAAGGAACTGGTCTGCATCGCCCAACTTTTCGAGGTTCTTGTTTACTGCATCCTGCTGATCGGCAGGCATAACTGCTTTCAGAGTGAATGGATTTCCACTCTTAGGGGTATAGGTAACTTTCTCGGTACTTAATCCACGTACGGATTTGTCCACCCGCTGTAATTGTCCCCGTGGTCCGCTTCCGCTCCCGGCGTCGGCAGGTTCATCAGTACTTGGCTGAGAGTCATTCCGTCCAGCTCCTCCTGATCCATTTCCTCGCTGCTCATTGGCTCCAGTGGTTGGTTCTTTGCTTGGATAAGGATCTGCCCCTGTTCCGTCTGTTCTACTATCTCCATTAGGAAGTCCTCCATCTTGTCTTGGCTCGGTTCCTCGTTGATTTTCCAAGTCATCATGGGTTCCTGATACGGAAGTGGAGTCAAATAGGTCAGACTCTCGCTCACCATCTGGTTTGCTTCCTCCTCGTTCTCCTGCTCGTACTCTCTCTTTAGGAGTACCAGCAGCGCCTTGTTGATCAAGTTCTGGTTGAGCACTTCTTGTTTCTCTTCCGATGGAAGAATCCATCCGTTCACCTCGTAGTATATCATCTTCAATTCGTTTATAAAGTTCGTCATAATCTTTCACGGTCTCGGCTCTAGCCTTATCCTTTACTGGTGGAAAGGCATTCTCGTTCAAGCGTCTTCCGTTTATTAATATAATACGTGTATGGTAGCTGGTTCCCTGTTTTGCATAGAGACTTCCATCCACATTAATCACGTCCTCCACATTATAGTGGCTATAGAGATAACCAAGGAAAGCCTTATCCTTCGGATTCAGACTTCCGTTCTTGGCGTATTCAGTCTTGCCGCCGATGATAATGGCAGCACGGCCATCGTCCTTCATGCTCTCCAAAGCATTGATAGCCATCTGTCCTTCCAAAGAAGAAATCTTATAGCCGTCATATTCCTTAGGTGTAGCACTACCGAATGGTGGATTTGTAACCACCACGTCAACGTCCTTGTCTGAAAAAGGCTGGGTTCCGTCCTGACTGGTCACGTTCTTGAAACCCTGTCTTCTAAGGTTCGCCAATCGCTGTGCATCAATATCGTTCACATGCACCTTATCCATTGGCAAGCCGATGGTAAGCATACCGTTGCCGGCACTAGGCTCCAGAGCACTCTCAATCACCTTACCGTTACCCTTCACATACATATCCGCAAGGAAAGCATAAGGGGCAGGGGTAGAGTACTGCTGCTTCATCACTCGCTCAGAATCACGTTGGTTGAGGCTAGGCTGATTCTCATAGAGCGTCTTGATACGTTCAAACTTCACAGCATCGTTGGTAGATTCAGAAGAAGCGATACCTCTTGCTCGCTTAACAATAGCAGTTTCAGCAAGCTCCTGAAGGTCTGTATCCTTAATATCCTTCAAACCAACTCTCTCAGCTATCTTTCTCAGCTCAACAATACCGTTAAACTTATGTTTGAAGCCCAACTGCAGGTTCACGGTATCAATAAACTTCTTCTCAGCCATCTTCCTCTCCTCAGCATCCTTGGAGTCGCCCACCAGATTCTCCTGATGCTTAGGCGAAGTCTTCTCGTAGTAGTCAGCCCAATCCTTCAAGCTCATGCGCTGCTCGCCATCGCGATAGCGGATATTCATCATCTGCTCATAGATGGCATCTACGTCTTCCTTCTTGAAGATCTTGGCAGCAGGAGCAAACTCCTTGCGCATTTCCTTCACCACGTCTTCAAGATTGTGCATACCTCTCTTGATTCTCAGGTAAGCATTCTCTGCCATGGCGCTTACCAGCTTAGGTAATACCTCCAACTGTTTAGAGTTAAGACCGATGAACGAAGCAGAGATTTCATCCTTTCCGGCATTCTTGAGCATATCCCAAAGGTCATTAACCTTCTTGTTAGAAGCCGCTACCGCTTCATCGTCAGCAGTCTTTACCTTATTCTTAGCCTCACGTTTTACCTTTGGCGTATCTTTTGTGTAGCCCTGCATGAACATAAGTGGAGGAACAGACTCGCCGCCATTCTCAATAGGCTTTCCATTCTCGTCAAGATGCTGAACCGCAACACCAGTAACGTTTCCGTTTTCGTCTCGTTCCACAAACTTGAATCGAACCTTAAAGCCATTATAATCGAAAATGTCTCCTTCCTTATACTGGGACCAGTCATGATTTTGAACATCATCATTATGAATAATACCATCGTCTGAAACCTTTTCCACCTTTGGCTCAGCCTTCAATCCCTTGCGTTTAGCATAGATGCTTTCATAGATAGCACGATGCAAATCATCTGTCACTTCTCCGTTCAGATAATCAAGAGCCATATCCTTGGACAAATCATCAACGTCTGCCTTCATAATCTCATCCTCGGTCAAAGGATGCTCCTTCTTAAATTCCTTGGCAGCCGCCGCAATCGGGTCAAAAGTAGGGTCAGGATTCTCTTTCTTTGGAAGGAGTGGGAGACCGCCTTCATCAGACGTTTCACCATTCAGCTTCTTCATGTACTCAATTCCGTCATGAATGAACTTCTCTGTTTCTGCAATATCGTCAGGATGCAGACGCATCAAATTATCGTTCAATCCCTTGATATTTCCGATAAGCCAAGTTGCCTGTTTCTTATTCAGCTTCACACCTTCAAGAAGTTTTCTTGTTGTAGGATCGTCAGAGGTCAGACGTTCAAGATAACTCAACTGCTTTTCTGTAGCAGGTTCAACTGGCTCATTCTTGATTCTATCTAGCACATTTCTTGCCATGCTGAGAATGCCAGCAATCGTATTACTACGAGAAGGTTCTGGTTTCCACTCATCATGAGGAATGCCCAGATAATCATCAAGTAAATCTTCTGCCTTGTAGAGAAGCTGAAAAGCATCATCCTTCTTCTTGATTCCACCTTTCTCAATCTCATCAATCAAATCCTTCTTGCGGTCGTAGATAGGACCTTCCGGCATTTCTTCGGAACCAGTTTCAGGCTTGTCGTCAAGATGCTCAAAGACACCAGCCAAGTCGCCATACTTCTTGCCATTATACTCATAGTAAGAACCGGTGTAATCGCCATTCTTGTTTGGGTCATCCACCTTCATCACTTCCTTATCACCATCAATCAGATACTTCTTCTTATAGATGGTTCCGTACTTACCTTCAACCTCAAATTCCTCGTCAGTCTCGGTAATGCGGTCAAGGTCAGATTTTACTCTTCCTTCTCCTGCTTCTGCTGGTTCATTTCCTCCTGATGCTTCCTGTTTAGGTTCTTCAACGCCTGAAACATCATGGCTTCCTTCAATTTCTGAATGTCCTGTTCCATAATCTTGCCATTTTTTAAAGTCCAAAAATTCTTTTATTAACTCTTCCTTGGTAGGAGCTTCCTCAAAGATACTTCCCTCGCCAGTATTTCTAGCCTTAGCGATACGGTTGTATTCGTCAAGCAAATCTCTGAAATCAGAAACCTTTCCCTCCAAGGCCAAAGCCATCATCTGAGAGATAGAAGAGTAGCGCTTAGCTGCATCCTCACCGAACATGTCCGGTGTTCTCAGCAGCGTATCAACCTTATTGCCTCCCTGTCTTGCCTCATATAGCAACTGGATAGCCTGATCAATCTCATCACGAAGAGAGAACTCGCCCAGCTTCATGTTGTCCATCACCGAGCGGATAGCGTTGATAGCCTTATTCTTCACAGTAGAGTCGATGCCCAGCATTCTGATAGTCTCAGGCTTAAAGATGGAACCTAACAGAAGGTTCTTTACATACTCCCTGCCTTGTGCAGAAAGTCTCTCAGGGCTATCCATCATTTGTGCCACCTCGTTCTGTCCGATGATGCCTTTATCTACTAACGTCTTCACCAAGTCATTTATTGCCTTGGAATTGTTAAAGAATGCTTCAAGAGAACCATTTCCCTCAATCTCTGCAACAATCGCGCCTACCTCGTCAGAAGTCAAGGTCTTAGCCTTGGCAACCGCCTGTTCGGTATTACTCTGAGTCTTCTTCTCGTTTCGGTTGAACTTGGCGAAGGTAGCTGCATCGTATGGCAATCTCTCATCTGTCACCATAACCAGACGAGGATGCTCAATACCGCTCTGCTCAATCTGCTCTCTGGTAAATCCGAAGTTCTCGGCATTTTCCAAAAGGTCGTTGATATATTCGCCATCCGTACCTTCCTTTGCCGCCTTCTGTCCTGCCATGGTTCTACCGTTACCATCATAAACGATGCCCTCGTCAGATACCACTGGCACCTGCTCGATAGCCATACCGTTATACTTTCTGGAAATCTGGTCCGTATTCTGCTGAGCAGCCTTGTCGTGCTCATAATCACGGTCATTCACTGTTCTTCCCTCAGCATCGGTAGGGAATCCATCAGATTTCTTATAGCCGTTATTCACATCATGAGAAGGAGTAAGACTTTCAGCCGGCACAATCTCATAGTGTCCCTTAATCTTGGTTTCTCCGTCAGGCAGCATTCGCGTGCGCTTGTTGCCTACAAGTCTAGGTGCATTCATAAACTTCTGTGCAGCCACGCTACCAGCTTCATGTGCGCCCTCAGTCTGTTCTGTCTTACCAACGGTTTCAGCCACCTTCTTGGCAGTCATAGCCTTCTTGATATTCTGAGCGTGGTCCAACTGCTTCTTGGCAGCTTCAATAGTCTGATTCTTCAAAGCCTCCTGCTCCATGATGTCGTTAGGCTCGGCGGTATAGTCAACCTTCATCTTCTCGGCATCTTTCAAAGCCTTCTCCGCTTTCTGAATCTGTCCGTCAACCACCTTCTCGGCATTCTCCCCGAAATCCTCAGTAAGAATCTCCGCACTCTGCTCTGGAGTCATGCTAGCATAGTCTGGCGTAGGTCTTCCCTTGCTGTCCGTAGTCATTGGAACATCGGAACCATCGGCAAACTTTCTGCTAGGTTGAGGCTGCTCTTGTGGTGCTAAGTTCTCATTTGTGGTATTATCTTCGCCAGATGTGGTATCAACTTTTGTTAAAGTGGTATCATCTTTTGTTAAATCACCACTATTTGTGGTACTATCTTCCGATTTTGTGGTACTATCTTGTGTTGACTTCTGCTCCTGCTGAGGCTTGGCTGCATCTAGTATCGCCTGTTCCTGTGCCGCCTGATTGTAAGGCTCAGAGTTCTTCATCTGTAATCTCTGACGATATTCTGCAGCAAACTGGTCTATAGGTTGATTTTGAACCAGAGTAACCTCATCTGCCTTAACGTAAACCATTTCCTTGGTATTAGGGTCCAGACAGACAAGCATATCACCGCTGCCTTCCTTGGCTCTACCTGTAGTCTGGTCGAAAGCAACATCACCCGAACCAACAAGAAGTGTTCTTCCGCTGCTGTCTTTCACGTACAAAGCCTGCTCGCCATTCATCGACTGAATGTTCAAGGTTCCGTGATAGCTCCAATCAGAAATAAAGCTCTTCACGTTTTCCTCTATAGCATCAGTTGTAGCCTGCTGCATTCCCTGCACTCTAGCGTTCGCATTAATATATTGGGCAAGTGGGGTCAACTCTTCTTCGGTCAATCCATTCTGAATGAGCGCATCGTAAATCTGTGCAGGTGTCAAGCCCTGCTGGTGCAATTTCTCAAAGGTTTGCTTGAACACATCGTTGCTATCCATCGCTTCATCAAGGGCTTGCTCTGCGTTGCGAAGGTTGCGCAACTCATCAACTACCACGCCGCTATCAGGGTTGTCCGTTCCAAGACTATGCTCCTCGGCAATCGTCTTGCCTTGGCTTGCAGACTGGTCTGCGTGTGGCTTTCCGCTAGGGAAAAGTCTGTTTTCAAGCTCGCTCTTCACATAATAGAAGATTTTGTTCTCCTGGTCGGTGCGCTTCATAGGGTCTTTGCGCATGATTTTGTCAATATCAATTAAAATGCTTCCTTCTTTACCAAGAAGTTCTTTGATAGAAGCCATGAAGTTATTAGTAATACCTATGCTTTCTGATCTGAGATAGCCATACGAACCGTAAACGTCAACATACTTCTCCCAGTCAAGATAGAGCGCACTCTTCGGGTTGCGCAAGTCATTAATCAGCTGGGCGTTTATCGGGTCTGTAACATCCTTGCTTGTGTCATAGCCGTTTTTACGGAGGAAGCCAAGTGCCAGACTGGTAACATTTCCGTCCTCATCAGTCAGCTGCATATCCTTAATCTTAGAATATCCAATCAGCGACATCATATCGTCATTATCACGATAAAGCTTCTGTTTGTAAAGAATAGCTCTGCGCTCATCGGCATTCTTATAAGAGGTACGTGTAAGCAGCGTTCCGTTCTTGGTGTATTCCAGAATCTGCTTGTTTTTCACGTCGTTCACGCTTCGGTAGCTTTTGCCTCTTGTAGTGTTAAACAAGCCCATGGCCGCATTCACCTTCTCTTTGGTACTCTGAGAAACGTCTGGGTCGTTCATAAAATCCGTATATGCCGTTTTGTATTTCGGATCTCTTGGATCTGTCTTCGATGCACGGTCCACCTTCACGAAAGCATCCATCAGATTCTTTCCCGATGCAGAAGAAATCAACTCGTTCTTCTCGTCAGCAGTCAGACGAATATCCACGGCAATAGGGGAACCGTTGGAATTCTTTCCAATCACGAAATGACCACCGCTATTATGAGTAAGATTATACAACGCATTTCCGATATGAGCGTAATTCTTAGGCTCTCCAGCCTTAAATGCGCCCACCATCACCACGTCTTCAAGCCATGTGCCAAAGGAAATGTCCTTATCGCCAGTGATATTGTCGGCAACCATCATGGTTCCAGCTTCAACGCCGATACCGGCAGCCGTAGCACCAAACTTCTGTGTGCCATGCAGCCATTTCTCGCCTGTGCTCTTCTCAAAGCCAGTGATACCGAACTTTGACACCCAAGGAGCCATGATAGCACCCGATACTCCGAACATCGCACCAGTGGTAGCACCATGCTCGAATCCTCCCAATGCAGCCTGACCCAATGCCGACAATGAAGTATCATCGCCGGTGGATGCCTGTCCTAGGGCTGCGGTAATGCTGGAGTAACCGCCCAGATTGAGCGCACTCTTAGCTGTTCCATCCACCAAGCCAGAAGCAATCTTCTGTGCCATCGTCATGTTTGCAGCCTTGAAAGCCAACTGCTGTGCGGTAAGCTTGGCTCCCATCTTCACAACTCCAGCCTTGGCGAGACCTTTCATCAGGACCTGCTTACCCAAATCCACGGTCAAATTGGATGCGCTGCCTGTCATTCCGAGAATAGGGGAGTCCATCGCCATGTTAGCCGCCGTAGAAACGAAACGTGCGCCCATTCCAGACTTGTAACCTTCTTTAGCCTTGTAGCCATTAACGGTAGGCATTTCCTCCAGACCGTCTGCAATAGCCATCGCCTCCTGCTCTCTGGCAATCTGCTCTCTCGACTTATCCTGCCCGGCAGACAAGGTTCCCAAGATAGAATCGCTGAGTTTTCTCACCACATATTCCGTGGCACTCTGAGGCAGAATCTCCTCAATATTCTTAACGCCCAGTATATTCTGGGCACGCTGCATCATCTGAGGAGTAACATACTTGTCAACATACTCCTCCACGCCCATGTTCAGCTTGTCGGCACTCTGCATGATGTGCTCCTGAAATCCCTTCTGAGAGTATATTTCCTGCAACTTGGAACTGAGGGTGTTTGCAAGTACATTTTGGCGGTTCTTGATCCTGTTGTCCTGCAAATCCTTCCACGCCTTGTTTCTCAGATAGGCATCATTACCAGCTTTCTTCAAAGCCTGCTGATACTGAGACCAAGACAAATCATCAGCCTTCTTCATAGAAGGGGCAACAAGAGAATCAATCTCAGGAGCAATGGTTCCATATTTTCCGTCATTATTGGTAAAATTATTACCCTCCACCTCATATTGAGCAAGAGTTCTTGCATCGTCCTCTCTCTGCTGCTTGGCTCTAGCCCTGCGAGCTTCAGGAGTATCAAAATCCAACAGCAACTCGTCGAAACTTTTTGCAGAAGGAACTATCTTGCTTGAACTTATAGGTGTTGCTCTCTTTTTCTGCTCTGCAACATACCGTTCTCGTACCTTTCTTGATTGCTCTCGCATATTGCTAGCCCGAGACATTTCTAAAGGTGTCATTTGATCGGTACGTTTGTTGAGCAACAGCCAGTTCTTCATGTAGTCTGTACCAGAAGCAGTAGCCGTACTAGGCTGCTGCTTATTCTGAGCAAGAGGCTTTGTCTGCTGATATTTCGGCTGTTTCAAAGGCTTTGTCTGCTGATACTGCGCCGCAACTTCCTGCGCTCTCTGCTTCATAGTAAGAGGCTTCTGCTGCTGAGGCTTCGGATTTACTGCGTGAAGTCCGAGTCGCTGAGCAAACTCCTCATACGATTTACTGGAAACAGCACCGTCTGCGTAAAGTGCATCATAGAGCTGCTTTCTGTTATGATAGCCCTGCTTGCCAGGCGCATACACGAACTGTCTGAAATGTTCTCTAGTTCCCGATACTGCGCCATCTGCTTTCAAGGCGTTATAAAGTTGGTCAAATTTATCTCCAGCCATATATTATATATTAATGTTTATAATCCAAGTTTCTTTGTATTCTTATAGCCGTTCTTCGACTTGCCGGTAGGCTTCGGTCTGTTTCTCGCATTCCTAGCCGCATTCTGCGAAGCTGCTGCCTGACTGGTAATAGATGCACCCTTTCTTCTTGTGGTGGTCGTTACCTCTGCGCCAGTCTTCGGATTGATGGTCTTTGTACTTGTAGAAGTAGAAGTCTCGCCCTGCGGAAGCTTGCCGTATTCACGGTAGTACTCCTGTTCCCACATGGTCTTGTTAGGCTGATAGCGCATCTTTCCGTTCTTATCCTCAAACCAGTACTTGGCTCCAGATCCGCTACCGCTCTTGCCTGACCGTCCACCGCCGCCACGCCCCTTATGGGTTGCGTTGAACTGCTGAATAGCCAGACGCTGCCTAGCCTGCTCATCCTTCACCTTGTCACGCTCCTTCTTATACTCGAAGTCACGCTTATCCTTATCCTTCTTATACTGGTAAGCTGCAGCATCCTTTCCCTTTCGGTACTCAAACTTATCCTTCGCAAGCTGATTACCCTCACCACGAAGCCCCATAAGATACTCCCTATAGACCTGATCAGCCTGTGCTTTTCGGTTATCTAGGTCGAGATTTGCCTGCTTATATGCAGCATCCGCATCAAGGGCATCCTGTTTCTGTCTCTGAGCCTTGCGGTTCTGATAACCCTGTTCCATCATGGCAGTAGGGTCGTTGAACACCTGCAGAGGTGCACCCTTAGAAGTGTTGATGATGTTTCCAATGTGTCGGATAGCATCGGCAAAGGCTGCAATACGCTCTCTGTTGGTAGTGATTCTGCGGTCATATTCGTCAGGAGTCTCGCCCTCACGCATTCCAGGTCTTCTCTTCGGAATAACCTTGCCGAGCCAACTGAAAAAGCCGCCATCCCTCTTTTTAGGGTCAGCCTCAAACTCTGGAACCTGCTGTTCCTGCGGCATCTGAAAGCCGCTCAGAGCAGAAGAAAGCGTATCATATCGTGGTGTTCCGTCAGCATTCCAACCAGTAGAAGGCTGTGGCATTCCCTCAAAATTGCTCTGAGGCTGTGGAGTATTCTCTGCTGCATCGCCCATATAAGGACTCTGTACTGGTCCCAAGGCAGGGTTTGCATTACCGCTTCCCTGCGGAACGAACTCTTCCTGCTTAGGCATATGGGTGAAGTCTGTAATTGGTGCTGCGCCAGTCTGAACAGGCTGAGCCTCAAACTTACCGGTAGCACCGCCCCCATTCCCGAAGAAGTTAACGCCAGTACCGCCATTAACCCCCGCGGCCCCTCCGTTTCCTCCATTCATCACCTGATCATAATCTGGATATTTCGCCCTCATCAGGTCATGCACAGCATCAGGATAGCCGCCGATAGTTACCGGCTTCTTCCTAGGCTGCTGCGTATTCTGATTATTTACTCCTGCCATAGCTTACTTATCTGATTTTATAATAATTTCGCCAAACAGAAGAAATTGGTCTATAACGTCATTGAGTACTTTAGAAAGTTCCTCTGCAATATCAACCCTAATCATCTGGTCTGGGATGCCTTTCCCGTCCTCGCTTCCTACGAGTCCGAGTTTATGAGCCTTTGCGTTAAAGGATTCATAAGCCTTCTCTTTCAAATCATCGAGAGAACTTTTCGCATATTTTGCTGCATAAGACTCAAAAACATCATTAATGGATTCTCTTGCAGCTTTCATACACTTAGCATTAAAATCAAGCGTTTTTGCCGTCAGTTTCTTCTCCTCTTCCTCGCTAAAATCAGGAAGCTGAGGGTTGAAACTGTAGCCATTCGCTAAGCGGCGATATTCTTTGTAGTCTTTTGAGGAGACTGGTCCTCCATTGACAATAACATTTGCCATCTTCCGAATCATACTTAGAGCAGCAATACCATATTCACGATACTCCTTAGAACCTTTGCGAACCATTTCAACCAGCTTGGTCTTCTCCTCCAACTCCTTCTTGGTAGCAGCCAGTTCTTTGCCCAAGTTGGCAATCACCTCGTCCTTCTCTGAAATCACCTTCTCTTTGTAAGCGAGAGCACTCTCGGCACTCTTCAAAGCCCGAGCATCAATCTCGTCAACAATCTTGTCTGCAAGCTTCTTCTTCAACTTCTCATTTTCACCAACATATTTCAGACCTAACTCGGCAAGATTCTTCTCACGAATCTTTGTAAGGCGAAGTTCCTCGTTCTTCTTGTGGATAATCTTGTTGAGTTGTGTAATCTCCTTGCCGAGACGCTTAATCTTCTTTCCTTGCTCATCCAACAAAGCATCGTTGAATTGGGAGGCTGATTCTTTAAGGGCAGGGTTTACGACTGAATCTTCCTTGATGTGGTTATCAGCAGAACCGGGAGCCTTGGTATTCTCTTCGTACTCCTTCTGCAAACTTTTCTCACGCATAGTGTAATCATGGCCGCTAATGGTTATATAATAACCTTCCTTGGATAAAACACGGAAAGCTTCAAGCACAGAAGGCTTCTCATGCTCAATCCATCTACTCTCGTCAAACTCAAATGGCTCTGTTGACTTGTGAATACCAATCACTACAAACTCTTTCTTCAATATATCTTTTGCTTCTTTTAGCGTCATACCAATCTTATCAGAAGCGTTAGCATGCTCTTCATGCTCCTTCTTCAAGCGAGCCTCTCGCTCATCCCATTCAATAGGAGACAAACCAACAGTCCATCTATTGGCATTGGCTACCTTTATGGCTTCGCAAACTTCTGGCTTCTCAAATTCTCTTATCGCACCATTCTGGTATATGACTTTATTCGATAAAGCCATGTGAAAACCTTCCTTCTTCAATATCTTCTTTGCTTCTTTTAATGTCATAATCTATCCAATTAAAATAATGATTAATAAACCAGCAAATGCGCCTAACACATCTGCTACAATATCCTTGTTGTCAAACAAGCCGTATGTGTTATAGTCGTATGACTCCTTCAATGTGCCGGCAATAATTGCTATCATACAGGCTAATACAGCCGAAGCAGCAATACCAAGACCAAGCACATTCATATTCAAAAGAGCAACAACCATCGTGATCAGGCAGCAAGTCTCAAAGTGCAATACTTTGTCCTCGCCACCAATTCGCTTTATAAAACTCTGAAATCTATTCATAATCATTTTGTTTTAACTTCATTAACACTTCCCGAAAATTCAGGGGTGGGGAAAATCGGAAAACCGAAATCCAGAAAAAAGGGGGTGGGGGGAGGCAGAATTTCTTTATTTGTATTATTCTACTATAATTTGCGACGGTGGTCGAAGGGGGTGGGGGTCTTGGGGTCGCCTGTTGTGCATCGCCCACCTTGCCTGTCGCTCATCCACTCCACCTTCCGGCTGCTACCCAAGCCCCGACAAGCCAACTGCTTTCTTCAATCGGTATTGGTTCTTCTCCTCGGGAGTCATCATGCTCTCAGCCAAATTGTCGCTTGCAGCAGAACGAGCGGTATCATTCATGGTGTGTGTTACATTTGTGTTACCACTTCCACTTCCATTTGAGCCTAAAGCATTGGTTTTCACACCTTTAGCACCTTCGAGTTCTGACCCCAATTGGTTCACACCGAAATTGAAGAGGGCATTTGACGCATTTTGAGCCGCATCGCTAGTGGCTTGCGCCTTCTGCTGCTCGATTTGCTGACGCTCCCTTGACAACTGCTGAGTGTTCTGAAGGTGAACATCCTCCACATGCTGCTTGCGAGCCGTGTCCTGTGCCGCTACGTTGGCTATCGTGTCGCCCATAGCCTTGTTAGCTGCCTCCTTAGCCATCGCTACACTTGCAGCAGTTCCACCGCCAACTGCTGCCGCACCATCAGCCTTGCGAACATACTCGTCCTGTACTTCCTTCGCCCTTCTCATGAGGTTCTGACCCGCTTTCGTGTCAAGGTAGTCCGTATTGTAGTTTTTGTCGTACCAAGCCTTCTCAGCGTTCGTTCTGTACTTGTTCTCGGCTGCTGCCCTTCTAGCCGCCCTCTTAGCCTTGTTAGCACCGAAAATAGAGGAGCCAACACCAAGAGCCAAGGATGCAGCACCTAAGACCCATTCTTTCTTGTCCGTTAGAACAGGGCAAGAGGTCAAATTCTTTGGGATTTTTGATAATATTTCATTCATAATTGCAATTATTTGATGTTTCGAGGGCAAATATATAATATTTGAAGTTCCATTTTGCCGTGTTCCAACCTCGTTCAAAATCGCCCAAAATCCCACCAATTTCTTTATCGGGGCGCAATCCACCCTTTTCCTCCTCTCATTTCGCCCTCTAGAATACCCATTTTGTAATAAAACGTGATTTTTGTAAAGAAAAGACAAGTGGCTAATTATAAGCAAGTTAGTCTCAATCGTCCCATAGGATCGATAAAGCCATAGTGTAAAGAAAGTTCTTATTTCATAAAAGAAGATTCTTTGCAAACAAAAAAGGGGTTCTGCATTAATAGGTACGCACGCACGCAAGGAAGTCGTTAGCAAACTTTAACTAGGCGCATTAAACCTTCTTGAATTGTTTTCACCCACAATCAACGCTAAACTCGCTCATTTCTGCCGATTTTTGCGATTTTCGGGCAGTTGGTCGGGATTTCTCCCAAATTCGCAAGTTTTGAGCCGTTTAAGAGCCATTTTTGGGCAGATTATAGCCGATTTTGTGGGTTTTTCGTAGATTTCATGGTTTTGTGCCGGATAATGCGCTCATCTAGGATTTAGACCAAAATAGACCAATTTAGACCAAAATAGACCAATGTGATGAGCCAAGACCTCCTCAGTACCAAGTCCAAGGAATTGTGCTTTTCTATTTTCCTAGTTGGAGAAATATTTTTTTCTAGTTAGGGAAATTGTTTTTCTCTCCATGTACTCTCTCTGTTCTCTCTGTTGGGTGTGTGTTCTTCTTGTAGGTGAGAGTGAAGAATCCTCGGGGGAGATAAGGGGGCAGCGCCCCCACGGGCGCAAGCGCCCTCCCCATGCCCTGTGGGGCTGACGCCCTCACCACAAGCCTTGCAGCCACTTGCCGAAGGTGCACAACGAATACAGGTAGCACACCACGATGAGCAGTTGCAAGAGCCACTCAGCATACTTAATGTATGGTTTCTTATGTTCCTCCACCTTCCCGAACACATTAAAGAGATAGGCTATACAAACGAGTGAAACCACGCCAAAGGCGAGCCACACGATAAGTTGAACTATAATCATTTCGCTATAATCTTTAGTTCGTCAACTTGTCTAAAGAACTCCTCCAATGTATCGGCAGTATAGTGGATGCCATTATAACGTATAAACGATGCAAAGTCACTCTTATCACTCTCCTCGAAGAGTTCAGACACCTTGCAGCCAATTATCTCTGCCATTTGTTCTAACTTGTCTAGTCCAATCTTTCTACGTCTAAGTAACTGATTTAGACTAGTAACATGCTCGTAGCCCATCTGTGCGGCTAACTCTGAGACTAATATATTGTGCTCTTTGCAGCACTCTTTTATTCGTAATTCTATCATAATAATCTAATTTAATGGCGCAAAGATACGAAATATTTTTGATACTAGCGCATTTTTGAGAAACTTTTTGTTTTTATTAAGCGTAGAAATGCGCTATTATATGTTAAATTCTTTAAGACTTTCGCATAAATGCGCTACTTTTTGGTTAAATAGCGTGAAAAATAAGAAAGAAATATCTCAAAACATTTGGAACTTTCGCAGAAATGCGCTACATTTGCACTCGAAATCAAGTTAGTTGGATTTCAAGAGGAACGATGGCACGTTTAGAACTTCACGTTTAACTACCTCTATAAAAGTACAGATTAGTCGGGAAAGTCAGAGAGATAGAACTCTTCAAACATCGTAGCGAACAACGTCAGTTTCGTTTAGCCTTTTTTGGTCGTTAAAAAAGGACTACAGAGAAGTAGACAAACTCAGTTGAGTGTTATCAACTCTAAATAAGGAAACACGTCAACCCACGGACGTTAAACGAAGGGAGTTAGGCTGCATAAGACTTGCAGACGTTGGGCGCAAACGTACACCTGCACTTTAATGTATAACATTTTAACAACAACGACAATGGAAACAACAAAGATGTGTTTATTAGAATTGACTAAGGCTGAGGCTATGGTATTAGCCAACGTAATTAGGAGGACTGCAAACGAGAATCCATTTCATTGGAAGGAAAGCAGCGTTGAGAAGACAAGAGACCTGTACGATAGCGTAATCGCTCAGTTGTACGACTATAAATATTAAAGACTATGGCAAAGTTAGCAGATTATATCGCTTGTAGCCTAATTTATCATAAGGGCAACAAGTTCGAAATCGATGAAGAAAGTACCATAATGCCTTGTGTATACGAGGATAGTGACGAGTATATCAAAGAGTATTGGGGAGACTACGAGTTTATCGGGAAGTTTCCTGTAACGTACAAAGGAAAGGAAGTACAAGTTCTTGTGTTCAAAGACTATGAAGAGTACTTTGGAGTATTCAAAGACGAAGAAAACAAGGGCATGAAGACGTATATCGTAGTACAGGAATTCTCAGAACCCGAGAAAGAACCAAAGATTATCGCTCAATTCAATGAAAGATGGCTGGCAGAAAATTACGCTTGGCATCATGAAGGGAGACTTTGGGTGTATAAAATGAGTGAGTAACAATGTGGGGAGATAATGGGGCAGCGCCCCCACGGGGCGTACGCCCCTCCCCACGCCTAACGGACAAAAGACTATGGCAGAGTATATCGTAAATTTCCGCAAAATCGAAAGATTTTCAGACGGTAGAGTAAGAATGAGCCCTATACATACATCAAAAAGCTATAATGATAAGATGATAGATAGGCTTTGGAGTGACCTAAAATCGTTTGGTTACAAGCGTGTAGGACGCAGTAAGGACGAACACGGAAACTACTACACAACTTATGAACTAAAGGCTCTTTGGCTATCATCAAAAGATTGTGAAGTTATTTCAAGAATTACAATAACAACATTAAAATAAGACTATGGCTAAGGAAGTACATGTTATATTGAAGGGCGATTGCTATGCAATGAACACATATTGCAGCACCCTCAAAGAGTTTTTGGAAATGAGACACCTCAAGAGAAGTGACGTTTCCGATTGGTGGAAAGAGTAATAAACCATTAAACAATTAAGAAAATGGAGAAGACAATAACACTTACAAGCGAAGAGATAGCAAACATCAAGTCTGCTATTGAAGATAGAATAATCCTTTTAGAGGATTATCTTTCAACCAACGAAGGCACTCCAATAGCGCACAAGCGATTGAAGGAGTTCAAAGAGATTAAAGAAAAGTTGAACCATTAAACAATAAGACAATGAAGAAGACAATAACGCTTACGAGCGATGAGATTTCAAGCATCACTCTCGCAATATACGACAAGGTAATGAACCTTTCACAGGCAGTTCTTATTTGCGGTGCGGAACTCACACCGAATGCACAACAGAGAATCGAGAACTTAAAGGCAATTGCCCTTAAACTGAATGGTGTTGAATATTAAATATAGGAGATACGAATATGAGAAAGAATAAGACTTATGAGCAGCAGAAGAAGTTCTATGACAAGAACAACGACTATGAGAGTTTAGGAGCCATCTTCTTGTATTGGCTTGAATGCGGCTACAAGACCGCAGCACAGATGCAAGAGACCTTCAGGGAAGGCACAAAGGAATGCAAGAAATACATTTTGGAAGACCTCCTCCACCTTTGCGACAAGAAACAATTCTATCAGCTTATCAGAATCTTCTACTTTGGCAATAAGTAACATGGAGCGGTCAGCGAATAGAGGAGCACATCACGTTCAAGCCGTGAGACCGCACAAGTATAACAATTAAAAGAAAGGATTAAGTTATGGACATCACAATTTATGTATTAATCTTCTTAGTTGGCAGTATTACAGGCTACAGACTGAGAGCAGCAAAAGACATGGAGGACGAGTAATATGGTTAAGTTAGAACTTACAGATAAGGAGTATGACGCTTTAAGAGCGTTACTCTATCAAACAACAACATCAGCCTATGCAAAGGCAGTTGGTTACGCAGTCCTAATGGCTGCACATTTGGAGTTGTTTCCGGAGACTTATAAGACATTAAAAGAGATAAACAAGAAATTAAATCCGTAAAGATATGAAAAAGAGAATTAAGATAGCTATGGTAGTGGCAACGATAGTTGCCCTACCTCTTATTGGAGCCGAAATGCAGCAGAGCAAGAGCGAGGAGAAATCTTTGCTTGTAGACTTCATCGAGTATTGCAAGACATGTGAGAACCTTAGGCAAGTTGATCCTAACAAGGACTACACCCAAGCAACTCTCCATGAGCTGAAGAATGCAGCACGTTTCTACGAGGAACAGGAGAACTTTGCCGACTGCACAGATTATCAGCAGCAAGCAAAGATAGACGAGATTATCGGCAGAACTTATGATGCTAGAATGGTTAACAATAATAAGTAACAAATTTAAATTATAGGAGATAAAATTATGAATACAAACAATGCAATTTATATTTTTGGTCACATGGTAGGTGTTGAGGTAGAGAATATCCAAGACGTAGTGAAGGCACAGGAAATTGGATTTTACCTTTCAGACGAGCAAGGCAATGGTTATGATTACACCATCATGAGAGAAGACGAAGAGGGAAACGAGGTGGAATGTGAGCCAACCGAGCAAGAAATCTTTGAACGTGTTTCAACCGCACTAGCAGACGGAGAGAAGGTGTACGCCTGTATGACATTGTCGCCTGATTGGGACGTACAGAGACACGCAAATACGCATCTTAAAACCAACTTCTATGTTGGGCAGCAGGTTTTCCTATTGCGTGATAACAAGATAGCTGAGAAGACTATTACTCGCGTCATCCTTGAGAAAAATGAAGACAAGGAAGTCTGCAAGCTTTTGTTAGGTTGTGATAATGCATACACCAAGGACACAGACGTCTTTGCCACCAAGGAAGAACTTGTAGAAAGTCTGTTGAAGGAGTAAGTTTAACCCGAGGGAGAGAAATCTCCCTCACAAACCATTTCGAGTATGACTAATTCAGTTGTTAAAAATCTGTTGGATAAAAAGGATTGGAGCAGAATCATTTTCCGCTTTCCTACATCAAGCTATACTCTGTTCAATAGCGACAGATACGAGATAGATAGTTTCTGTATATATATCCATGACGATACGTCCAGAGAGTACGAGGAAACGAAAGTCTTAGACATATCAAGTCTGATTTCCATGCATATTAAGAAGAAGAGTTTTGAAGATATTGTAGAGGAGATATAAGCAATATGACGATAATCATAAAATTTTTCAAGGGAGCCATCTACGTTGATAAGTTCGGACGGAGATTTAGGGCACGTACAACGTTCATCATCAAGCAGAACTTATTTACTGAGAGGTTCTTTCTGCCGAACGGAATGCAAGTAGACAAGAGCACTTGTATTGAGAAGATAAACGAGAAGAGAAAATAGTTGTTGTTGTTATATATAGGGCGAATGCGGTATTCAAGCCGATACAGATGGTTGCAACGTACCATCCGCCCACCAAGTTTAATTTTAAAAGAAAGGATTTGATTATGAAAAGGTATGAAGTTGAAATCGTAGAGAAAATCACCTACAAGGTACCGCTAGACGCAGCATCATCCGAAGACGCAGAGAATGCCGCAAGACGTTTGTACGATTTGGGTTGTTTGGAGAATGGCGAGTTGGAAAGTGTTTCGTTTGATGTAGAAGAGAAGGAGGGCGAGTAAGATGAAGAAACAGAAAGTATTTGTGTTGATTAAGCACGGAGCAGACAACCAAGACTATTCGTCCGTTAATGTTATCGGAGTTTACTCCACCAAGACCGCAGCAAAGGAGCGGATGGCAGAAGAGGAGGATAATATCCTAGACTTCTACAAGGAGGAATATCCCGATAACTATGAAGTGTCTGAATACAAGGACGAATCATCATGGAGTTGTTCTTGCAAGGATAGTACTATGTTTGATGAGTTGTTGATAACGGAAAAGATAGTTGATGAAGATTAATTTTAGAAATATTGAGTTATGATGTATCAAGCAAAAGAAGGTAGCAAAGCTTATAACCATATCAAGAGCGTTTGCGAAGCCGAGGAAAAAGAGTACAAGGCTTACATCAAGAGAGTTGAAGAAGCTGTTAACTTTGAGTTCGAGAAGTATCAAGGTTACCAGCCTAACCGCAGCTTGCTGCGAGAGTATGAGATTACTGCAATATGGGTAACTCCGGACAAGTGGGATAAGTTGGACAAGAAAATATGGAAGAAAATTGATGAGGCTCTTTTAAAAGAAGGCTCATTTATTGCCATATCCCCAATAAAGAGAACTAAGCAAGGTAAACATATAGCTTCTGTCTTGAAGTCTTACAATGCGGTTACGAATCACTTTAAACTTTTCAAAGACTTGGGAGTTAATGAACAATGGAGTAATATTGTTACGATTACACAACTCTTTAGTCATGGTAAGTATTGTTTTGTCTATTTTGATGATAGTATCAGGGCAGACAAAGACAATTCAGACCTCATAGAAATAACTATAGGTGAGTATGAACGTTTAATTAATGAAGAATCATGAACAAGCAGTTATTTTATTTCGTCTTCCCTCAGTCAGGGGAGACGATTACAAAGGAAATGAATCCACTAGCGGTGAAGGATGCCGCAGTGAAGTACTTGAAGACTCAGAACGAGGTAAGAGGAGACATCTGTATCATCAAGAACGCACATGAAGATGTTGTGGCCATGGCCTACGTGAGCGACATGATGAAGGTTTCCTTCTTTACTGAGGACGAAAGTGTGAACGACATCAAACCGATAGGAGTAATCGAGGAAGGAGGGGAGAAATGAGCGAAATCATTTTCAAGGCAATACGAGTAAGAACAGGTTTGTGGGTTGATTGTTCCCCTATTATCAGAAATAGCGAAGTTTTTAACCATAAAGAACTTGGCGTAGTAAACTCATATTTGATTGATACCAACACCCTCTGCCAATTTACAGGAGAAAGGGATTGTAACGGATTTCCTATCTATGAGCATGATTTGCTCAGAAGTGAAAAGACAGGCAGCATCTATGAAGTAGTTTGGAATCAAGGAAACACTAGTTTTAGTTTAGTGGATACCGAATCCCATGTTCTCTATCCAAATACTTTAGGGAGAATGTTGCGTAACAGTCAACTAAAAGTTATCGGCAATAAATTCGACAAGAAAGGAGGTGAGAAATGAGATTACGACAGGCAAAGAAAATACTTTGCAGAGAGAAAAACTATTTTTGGAGACCACGAATCATGCTTTACGCTTATGGATTGTGCGAAGACCATAGAATCGGAAATGCTATCCGTAGGGTTCGAGCCTATCAGAAGAAAGGAGGTAAGCTATGAGTAAACAGGAATGGTTTGTACTCTTTATCTTCTTATTCACGATACTGATGGCAATATTAGGTTGAGGATATGGAAAGGGCAAGAATCATAATATACGATGATTGGGCGATACTCGATGAGACAGAGACCTTCTTCAAGGATAAATCCTATCTTATCGGCATCGCGAAATCTACCCTTCAGCAGACGCCAGATGCGGTAATCGCTGAAGTGTGGGTAAAAGACCGGCTGAAAATGAAGTTCCGCATCAATAGCAAGGGCAAGGTTCAGCAATGCAAGGTCAGTCAGCATCCAGGGTGGGGTGGCCGCAGAGAGCGAGCCGGAGCACCGAGCAAGGGCGCAGCTGCCCTCATATACAGGGTTGTGACGCATGTAAACGAAAAAACGTTTGAGTTTTTCGAATCACTAGGACGCAACAAAGCCGAATGGATCAGACAGGCTATAGCTGAGAAACGAGAACGTGAAGACAAGGAAAAAGCAGGGCACTAGGCTCTGCTTTTTCTGTTACCATGTTATCGTTCTGTTACTTTATACATACCAATTATAGGCAAGTTGTCTCTTTAATTCTTTTATACAAGCCAAACGTGCCTTTACTTTCCACTTGGTTTGCCTCCCTATTATTGCAAACTCAATCCTTTCATCATGGAAGTACACATGACCATAGGTGGTTTCCGTCTCTTGTGTCGTTGGGTATACACGTCTTTCAATACCATGCCTAACAGCCTTCTTTAGCTTGCGAGGAATGCGAGCCTTGAAATTTCTAAAGAATATTCTTCGCATGCTTACCTCGCTTTCTTTTTGATTCCATCCGGATAGGAAAGTGATTTTGTATTCGTCCATTCATATTCACAAAGCAGTAGTCTATCCATTTAGTACTATAATCACCAAGCAAAGACTTCGCAGAATA